TATACCAACAACAAAGTAGACACTGGATTGACTGGTATGGGCGCAGACTTTTTTGATTGGCTAGAATCACAGAATCAAATCAGTGCTGTTAAAAAGCAACGCATTGCTGAATATGTGTCACAACACAAAGAAGCATGGAAAGCATTGTGGAAAACACACAGCGCAGTCATGCAGATCAAAGACAAAGTCATAGCTCAATTTGATGCACAAGGAAGCACAGTGAAATCCAGCATAGATGGATTTGGCGATGGCGGCGAAGGTTATGTGTTGGCACATCCAGGGGGCGATATCAAGTTAGTACCACGTGCAACATTCACTGCGGCTAACAGGGCGGTGCAGAGATAATGGAACTGGAACTGATCAACAAAGAGCTGTGTGAGGCAAGACTGTTTAGAACCACACGCAGTTTTAACACGCTGTCAGGCAAAGACATTGCTGACATGTTGTTCTTGAACACACTGGTAACATACATACTGTATCAAGAGGACAACAGCAAAGACTGGGCACACAAGTATGCTAAGAACACAGTGAGCTTTGGCGGCTACACACTGTTTAGAACATTTGCCACAGACATGTACATGTTGGCATATCAAGTGAAGTATCCAGATAACGATCATGCCAGAATGAAAGATGCTATCACCAGTAAAAAGTTTTTGGAAACATGCCGCTTTCAAGATCGCAAGCACATTGAATTTTTGCGTAGACTGATATCAGATGATGTTGGTCCTAGTTATGCTAACACATATTTTTATAGATTAGAAACACAATTAAAAGTGTCTGACAACAGATATCGTAGATGGCGTAGACAGGCAGGCATGTGGAGAAGCATGCGCCAAGCAGAAAAAAACACAATGATTGCACAAATCACATTAGAGCTAAGACGTATGGGCGCAGGCACAGGCAGAGGTAATGAAGTGTTAACAGCACTGGAGCCAATGACTCGTGTGCGTAAGTACAGTCCTGTGGTGCAACAAGCAAAGAAAGTTAGCAAGCCTGCTGTGTCGCCCACAGCGGCTGCCGGTATAGGAGCGGTTGCAGGTTACTGGGCCGCAGGTAGGAAGAAAAAATGAGAATAGACGAAATCATATCAGAGAATGAGTTTGATTGGGTAACCGAAGTAGGGGAAAAATTGTTTCAGCGTATCAACGGAAAAATAGTTGTGGGAAGATATGCTAAACCCGAATACAGAGGTATAGATGCTAATAAAATTGCAACTGATGCAAAAGCAATGATGATGTTGCCCGATGTCAATTGGGATCAGGACACAGCAATTGATAAGGCAATCGAGCGTGAAGTAAAACGTAGACATAGCAAACAACAGAAAACTGCGTCTAAATCCACGTCGAGTTCCTGGGGATCTACACCAAAAGAACCAGAAGTAAAAAGAAGCAGAGGCGCACAAATAGGCAACCAGAATGCATTCAAGGGTGGTCCAACTGCATCACCAACTACCAGAATAGGTAAAATAGTACAAAAAGGCAAAGAAAAGGCTCAAAAATGGGGCGGAATCAATCAAGGCGCACAAAGACGCAGTAGCAAACTGGATCCTTTTAGATAAAAAAGATAAATAAACGCATAGAGGTATCAACCTCGAATATATTTTAGGAGAGTAAAATGGCACAAGCAGATAGAAGATCAGCTGCCGCAGGCGAGTTCATTGGTAAGGACGTATTTTTAAAGTCTTTCCAACAGCAGTCAGGTAACATTTCCGGCTCACAGTTAACAGCATTAGTTAGCTCAGTACAAAACTTAAACCTTTCAGTTTTAAAGGTTGGTGCAGTATCAGGCGACACAGTTAACATGATCGTTGAAGGCGCAGACAACTTAGCAAACGGTGACGTTGCTGGACACGTGATTTCAGACGTAAGTTTCTAAGTTCATCTAAACACTAAAAATCCTCGCACTAGCGGGGATTTTTTTTGACCGTTAAACACAGGATATAAATACATTTATGGCTGACATAATCAATCGCGATCCTATAGAAATGGCACAAACCAAAAGTGTTTTTGGTAATTTCAATCTCACAATGGAGGTTGCAAACAGCCGACCCGGTGAACTTATAACTGCACCCATTGAATCGTTTGAGAGACACGAAACATTTTTTGACTGGGAATGGTTTAATGCATTCAACACTGACTTTTTTGAACCTAGCGACAATTTGTTGTGGATAGGCAGTTGTATTGCTGAGGACTTTGGCAATATTTTTGACCAGTACACCAACAGCAACAAAGTTATTAGACTTGGACAAGGAGTAAACTGTTTTCGTAGCCAAGAAGTGTTTTTACGTTGGCTGTTTGATGACGAACCAACAGACCTATTAAACAATCCGCCATGGGAAGGATTCAAAGAAAAAGAATACTACATCAGCAAGCGTGACCGCGAAATGATGAGACTGCAAATAGCAAACTGCAATAAGGTGGTGTTGTTCACAGGTACCACAGAATTACTGTACGATTCGCACACCGGATTAGACTTGCACAGGATGCCTCCAACAAAGTATTTAGACTGGAACAGACATAAAATTCGCAGGTGCACATATGAAGAAAATGTCACTGCACTGCGTAATGTTATTGCTCTATTAGAAAAACATTTGACCAGTAACATATTGTTTATCACCACACCGTTTGGCGCACCCAGCCAAAGTTGGGAAGGTGATCAGCCACCTTTGCCATTAACAGCAATTGGTAAAGCAACTATACGATCAGCGATAAACGAAGTACGCCCGCTTGATTATTTCCCCATGTACGAAATGATATATGAATATATTCCAATGTTTCGTGACAAAGGACAGCACATACACTATGATGTGACAAAAACATTTGTGCAAATGCTGGCCATATGGTATGGTAATTTCCCAAATACTCAGACTAAAAAAGAATTTATGCAAGAGTTTGGTCGTTTGCGTAAAAGTTTTGTGCTCAGACAACTACATTCTAGAGCAATGCCCAAAGAAGATGTTGCTCCAGCGGAATCCTCATCTTATACCAAGCACAATGAGTTCCTAGACGAAATCTAATAGCTTATCTCTAAATGTGAAATCCTGATAAATAGTGTTATATACACACCGGAGACACACATGGTTGGACAGAGAAGTGGGGCAATGGGTAGTTCTGAAGTAGTCACAGGCAACATCGAATTTTACACATTGTTCACAACATTAGACATCACAAGAACAGGAGATTATTCTGATAACACACAAAAAGATTTTGAATGTGTTGTGCAAGTTATAGGGCTACGAGCGCAACCAGTTGTAATGAATAACCCTGTAAGACTGAACGGGATAGGTGCAAACGTTTTAGAAAATTATGGTGCACCAAGTTTAACTGGCCCTGGATGGATTTTTAAATTTGCTTTTGAGCGAGAGAGTGTACACAGTATACAATCACTCACAGAGGAGCTAGATGGTATTGTGCTGAATGGCGGCACTGTACAAACAACCGGCTCTGTAAACATGGAATTCACAAAACAGAACTTGTTATAACATAGGAGAACACGATGCCATCAAAGAAGACACAACCCAAAGAGGCGCCAAAGTACATCGAGGAAAATGGCATCGAAGCACACATCATTGCAGATATGTTGCGTATTGAAAGTATCACGTCAGAGCTCAGGGAGTTCAAAGAAGATACCAAAGCAAGATTGAACAAATTAGAAGGCTGGATAGTTGCTATAGTGGGCGTCACTGTAACAACACTTATAGCCACAGTAGGCGGTTTAGTGTTTAGAGTATTGGGTCAATGAGATTAGAAAACATCACCGAAGATGCGCTCACAGAAGCAAGAATGGTATGGCGCAAATCAGGAAACAAAGTTGTTCGTGCAGTTCGTTGCACAGCAGGCCGACGCAAAGGGCGTGTGGTCAGTACTGCTAGCCAATGCAGTGCACCTATCAATTTAAAAGCAAGAATCACATTAAAGAAAAACAAAGCAAAATTCGGCAAGCGTATGAGTCGCAAAGCACAACGTGCTAAGAAATTTAACCCAGTCAGCAGACGATTGAGAGCATTAAACAAGAGCACAGGAAAACGCAGATGAAATCCCAAGATTTGAACACTCTTGAAAAATTCTTAAAAAAATACGGCAGTAAAACACTGCTGGAATATCCTACTCCTGTAGGACAACAAGGCATGGGCACATCTGCAAAAGCAAACAAGTCGCCCACAACAACCCAAACACCCAGCCCAAGTAAACAGCAAAAACCCAGTCCAGCAGTTACTGGCACCAAACCAGAAGAGCCAACACCTTATGTGATGCGTAAAGCCAGTGAGTTGGAAGTTGATACCGAATACAAAGATGCCAAAGGCAAGGTATTAGGCAAGATTGTTAGCAAAGTAGGAGACGACCCTAACCCAGAAGGTGTGGTAGTACAAGATCCGGTTACAAAAAAATACACAGTTATGAATCCAGACGAAACTGTGTCTGTGGACAATCCAGAAATACAAGAGGACAGCAGACCTGATCCTTTTGAAAGATTGTCAAAGCGCAAAAACAAATTAAAAAGAAAAATCAAGCATCTGTTGAGAGCACAGAAGTATAAAACACAGGGAGAACCTGTGTTTGAAATCAACTTCAACAACAGAGAAATTGCAAAAGGTTCGCTGAATGCTAAAATACAATGCGGCTTTGAAGCAGAAACTGTGTGGCCCGGGCTAGGCGAAGGTGGTGACCCAGATGATACAGATTGGCTAGACGACTTGTACTGGAACAGTGTTAGTGATTTGATTTACGATCAAGAAGGTGCAAGATCACTAGAGCGTGTGGAAGAAGCATACCGCGAATGGCTGAGCGAAGAAATAGTGTACGAGTTCGAAAGCGAAGTAATCTCTGAGTTGGTTGCCGAACGCAAAGAAGATGAAGAGTACATTGATGACTTTGTAAGCATTCATATCAACTCCAGTGAAGTCGAAGAATACAAAGCAGAAAAACTAGAGCGATTAGAAATCGACGACATGCAAGACGAGCTGGAAGAGTACAGCGATTGGGACGATGATGCATGGGCTCGTGAATTTGTAGAAGAGATGTACCAAGACGTTTTTGAGGATTGGCTAGAAGAACAGATTCGCGACAATGGCGAAGCTTTTGACGAAGCCTGGCAGCGAGCAATGGACACATATGACATGGATGACTGGGTTCGCAGAGAACACAGCGGCAGTTGGTACAGTTTGTTAGGCGATTTGGACATTTACTTGTACAACGAAGATGCAGAAGGCGGCGGCGTTGATGCTGTAGCCAGCATGTTAGAAGATTGGGCAAGCAACAACAGCAAAAGCAACGATGTACGTCCAGGCGGGTATCACAGTGGTCAAGGTGTAGACAACGATCACTGGCGTGTGGAAGATGACAGTTCAATTGAAGGCGAAGGCGCCAAAGCAGAAATCATTTCACCTGTGTATGACAGTCCAGCAGAAATGCTCCGTGAAATGAAGAGTTTGTTTGAGTTCATGGACAACGAAGATGTTGAAACTAACGATTCAACTGGTTTACACATCACCATGAGCTGGATGGAAACGGATTGGGCTAAAACTAACAAACTCAAAATGGCTGTGCTGTTGGGTGACAAGTATGTTGCAAAACAGTACAACAGAGAAAACAACAGTTACTCGACCAGTCAGATCAAGCAAATTGAGCGATACATGGCAGATATCAAAAACGATATCAACAACGAAAAAAGTCTACAAGGGTTAGAAGACATTATATCCGGTGGGATTAGTTCTGGTAAGTTCAGCAGTATCAATTTTAAAGATAGTTCAAAGAATGTAGAACAAAACTCGCTTGTAGAATTCCGTGTTGCTGGCGGCGAAGATTACCACACAAAAATGGACGAAGTAGTAAAAACAGTGGTTCGTTATTCTGCTGTGATGCAAGCAGGACATGACGACGAAGCGTTTAAAAAAGACTACATAAGATCATTGTTCCGCTTGATTAGAAACCAAGACAATGTGTCCACTGATGTGCAAAAGAAAGCACAACAAATGGTTGACCCAGAATCAATGAACACCAGCGTGTTGGATGCTTTCCAAAAAATTGCAAGCAAAAAGCACTATTCAGATTCAATTGAAGCATTAAGCAACGCATACATGGAGTTAGCAGATGCGATGTCAGCAAAGAATGCTGACCCACAACAAGAGTTACAGTTCGAAGACGAAGGTGACGAGGACGATTGGCGTCGAAAATTAATCAAAGCACAGAAATACTTTGTGCGAGCATTTGCCATGTTGGTAAGTGATGTAGCAAGTGGTGCAAACCGTGCAACACCCAAGGCGGCACAAATAGGTGCACTCAGAAACGCAATAAAAGAATTTGGCATGGAACCTAAGACATTGTGGGACGACCTACAGCAGTCTGAATTCGTAAAAAGTTTCCCTGGTAA